TCAATCATAGTTTAAAACCAGCAAAAGTATCCTTCTTAACATCTTGCTTGATACTACCAACAACATATGATTCAACCTCTGTCTCTTGTGGTGCAACCTGCATACCTTTAGAAGATAACCAGTGTGCTGTCCATGGTAATGGATTGTTAGAGATAGGAGTGTCAAAGATTGCATCAAAACCAATTGATTTTAATCTACGATTAGCAGTCCATTCAACATACTTCTGTAGTAATTTATCATTAAGTCCTATTATAGAACCATCTTTAAATAAGTACTCAGCCCATGCCTTCTCCTCTTCTACTGCTTTACGGAACATCTCATAGATATTCTCCTCTTCTTCCTTAGCAATGACAACCATCTCTGGATCATCACCTTCTTTCCACTTATTTAATATGTTTTGAGATACAACCATGTGTTGTGATTCGTCTCTTGCAATGAGGGAGATGATCTTTGCCGAACCCTCAAGTAACTTAAGCTCACCAAAGGCAAAGCTACATGCAAAACTAACATAAAAACGAATACCTTCCAGAATGTAGACATTAGCAACTGCTCTGTACAATAATCTTTTTAAATCCTTACGAGTCCACTGTGCATTAATATGATCTCTCCAATCATCCTTCCAATTATTACTCTGACCCCACTCATTTGCTACGTTAATGAACTCATCGTATGCTTTAGTTACTGACTGAGCACGTGCAAGGATCTGATCATCCTCTAATATAGTATCAAAGACCTCAGATGGATCTGGATATACATTCTTAATTATATGTGTGTATGATCTACTATGGATCATTTCCATAGTCTGCCATATGTTCATACAACCTTCCAATTCAGGTAAAGAAACATAAGGAGCAAACGCCATACCAGGCCCACGTCCTTGAACAGAGTCAAGTAAGATCTGATACTTAAGATTGCTTGAAAATATATGTTTCTGTGCAGCATTTAGTGTTTGGTAATCCGCACGATCCTTTTGTAAAGAAACTTCTTCTGGTCTCCAGAAGAATCCTAGTTGTGTTTGTGTTAACTTATCAAATATAGGATACTTAAATTTATCGTATCTCTGAACTCCTAACGGAGGACCAAAGAACATCTGTCCTTTGGTAGTATCTACTTTATTCGTATTGAATACAGTCATACCAGTTATATCCATATGTTCCTCTTTAGATTTTGCAGCTGTCACAGTCGTCTTCCTCCATCTCAAATATACCTTCTAGTAGATCTTTAATGTCTTCTTTAGGTGCTTCTTCAACTACATCTGATTTAGAATCATATGTATTCTGGTAGTAAGAAGTCTTCCAACCATATTTAAAGGTCGTCAATAAATCCTGTGCCATTACTGATACAGGAACTTCAGAATTTTCATAATGCTGTGGATTATAACTCCAGTTTCCAGAAATTGCTTGATCAAAGAACTTCTGCATAACAGCAACAATATTAATATACCCAGTGTTCCCAGACATATCCCAAAGCAACGTGTAATTGTTCTTAAGGGTTGCGTACTGTGGTACAACTTGTTTGAGAGGTCCCTTCTTAGACTTCTTTGTTGAGATAAGATCTCTGGGTGGTTCAATGCCATTCGTAGCATTACTGACGACTGAAGAAGACTCGGATGGCATCTGTGCAGATAAGGTGCTATGTCGTAGACCGAATTCAACAATGCTTTGTCGAAGTTCTTCCCAGTCATGTTTAAGTTCATTCGCAACCAGTTCATCTACATCTTTTTTGTAAGTGTCGATTGGGAGGATACCGTCTGCATACTTGGTGCGATCAAAAGCTCCGCACTTCCCTTTCTCTTTTGCGATTGCGTTACTTGACTTGAGCAAGTAGTACTGGAAACTTTCAGACATGTCGTGGACGAGTTTCCATGCTTCTGGGTCTTCATATTTTACTCCGTTCTTTGCTAGGTAATGTGCTAATCCAATATAACCAATACCAAGAGAACGTCTTGCAATAGTACTTCTCTCTGCTGCCTTCACTGGATAGTGTTGGTAGTCAATTAACTCTTCTAATCCACGTACAGATAGATCACATAACTCTTCCATCTCTTCAAGATTTCTTAGTTTACCTACATTAACAGCAGATAATATACACAATGCTATCTCACCATCAGCATCATCAATGTGCTGAATAGGATCTGTAGGTAGAGTGATCTCCTGACATAGGTTACTCATGTTAACCTTGTCTTTAAATGATGAATGCTCATTGCAATGATCTATATTCATGATATAGATACGTCCTGTCTCTGCTCTCTCCTTAAGGAGATCTAAGATGAGCTCTTGTGCTCCAATAGTTTTTCTTGGGATTCTTGAATCTGCTTCAGCAGCAACATATTGCTCATCAAAGGATGGAGTACCAAAAGACTCGTAAAGCCCAGGAACATTATGAGGAGAGAAGAGACTAACATCCTCGTTAGCGATGAATCGTTCATAAAATAATTTTGAAATTTGTATACTATAGTCAAGTTTTCTGACTCTATTATCCTCTGTACCTTTATTGTTCTTAAGGACAAGTATGTCTTCTATTTCTTGATGCCAGATTGGGAAGTGGACAGTTGCTGATCCACCTCTGATGCCATTTTGAGTGCAACATCGGACAGTCGCCTCAAATTTCTTGAGAAACGGGACGACACCCGTGTGTTGAACTTCTCCCCCTCTGATCTTACTGTTGATCGCACGTATTCTACCTGCGTTGATGCCAATTCCCGCCCTTTGAGCAACGTATTTACCAATAGCCATGTCACTGCTGAAGATGCTGTCAAGCGTGTCATCAGCATCAACGAGAACACAGGAGGCAAATTGTCTAATGGGAGTTCGCACCCCTGCCATGACTGGTGTTGGGATGTTGATTTTGTGTTTTGAGATTGATTCGTAGTATCTTCTGACATAATCGAGTCTATTATCTCCGTAGTTTCTGAACAATGTAGCAGCAATCATCATGTACATATACTGAGGAGTCTCATATACCTCTCCAGTACTTCTATCCTGTACAAGATACTTGTCAACGATTTGACGTAGACCTGCATATGTGAATAGAAGATCACGACTATGATCTATCCAAGAGTTGATCTTATCCCACTCTTCTTCACTATACTTATCTATAATTTCTCCATCATATATGCCACGCTCCACACACTCCTTAGCATGGTCTAAAATAGGTGGATGACTTTTGACCCACGTTGATCCAAAGACCTGCTTTTTAAGACCAAATAGAAGCAATCTGGCAGCAGCAAATTGATAGTTAGGTTGTTCAATACTAATAAGATCACTCGCTGATCTAACAAGAATTTCTTGTATGTCCTTAGTCTGAATTCCATCAAAGAATTGCAGACCAGAGTTCATTTCTATCTGAGAGGCACTCACACCGCTTCCCAGACCTTCGCAAGCTTCTTCTGTCATCTTATGAACCTTCTCAAGGTTTAACCCCTCGATAGATCCATTTCGCTTACGTACTTTTATATCTGTACCGTTGGTCATACTTTTTTCCAGTCGTTTATTTTAAGGTTTGCTTCTAATTTCTGATATACATGTGATTCTACCACCTTCTGCACATCATGTCCAGCAAGAGACATATCATTTATGTCCTTTTCCTGTATATTCTTAGGCCAAATGACTACCTTATCTCCTCTGTCGATTGACTTGGAGATTCGGTTGACGATCTCTCTGTTACGTGGCTCGTTATCATATACCCAAATATAATTGCCCCAGCCAAGCGTCCGAATATCAACATCAGACCCAGCCATCGCAACGGAATTCTGAATGAAGGTACTGTCAAACGGTCCTTCAACAATGTAAATCGGTTCTTCATAATTTATTCTATCCTGTCCAAAGATTTTAGGTTTGTCTTCATCAAGCATGATCGTAATGTATCTCATCTTTGCCGTAGGGGCTAGCGATCTGCCTTGATATCCGAAGAGGTTACCGTCTTTATCCCTGAAAGGTATTATAATTCGAGGACCGTCTTGTCTCAGATTGTCAAAGGTTTTCTTCTGTTTGTTAGTCCATGCTTTAAATTTGGGACAATAATAGAAGTAGTCTAAGTCTTTGATTTTTCTGTCTTCAAGATATTTTCTTGCTGGATGTTCTTTATTTAGATCTGAGATTTTTTCTAGATCTATGTCAGATTTTTTAAAAACTGGAGGAGTAAATTTAAAGTCTGGATTCTTTGTAGTTGTACCCTTACCTGTCTGTCCATGAGAAAATTTCTCCATGATATATTGATCATAGAGCATACGGTCTTGGTCTTTTAAGAAGTTTGAGAATGTTCTACCAAGACCACAGTTGTGACACTTGAATACATACCCACTCTTCATCTCAAACAGATATCCTCGTGCCTTATTCTTATGCTTCTGTGAGTCTCCACAGTAAGGACACCTAAAATTAAAAAGGTTCGACTTCTTTTGTTTAAAAAGAGTCAAACGTGAAGATATTCTGTTTATGTAATTCCCATCAATATAGGACATTCACCCCTACGAGACTTGCGATGGGTATATCATAGTAGTTTTTTGTGGATTTGTCAATCCTGCTTGTGACGATTCAAATACTGGTCTAATGATTTTTTGTCCGACTGGCGAAAGGAGGAAAGATATAATAGAAAGAGCACCAAAAATAGACCACATTTTCTTTTCCATGACCCTAAGACGGTCATCAACTTTGCGTATATCTCTTTCACAACCTGCCTTGATTAAATTTGTTTCTCTGTTTAGATCGGTGTGTAACCTGTCTATCTTTTCAAACAAAACACGGTCAACTTGATCTTGATTGTCTAACTTTTCGTTATGGACAGCAAGAAGTTGACCCATTTTGACTGAGTTCTCTTGGAGAGATTCTACAACTTTCTCTAACCTTTCTATGATAGCTGTATTAATACTCTCTGCCACTTTTAACCTCGCTTAAACGTGACGTATAGCGAAATCTAAAGCACTCTGATAAGTAGCAGCATCTTTGTTCAGCATGTACTGGAACTGTTGCTTATGAGTGTCATCCAATTGTCCGTAAACAGCAGCAATTCTCTTAGCAGAGAAGTTATCTAAGTTCTGTACTGCACCATCAGAGAACTGAATCTTAGCAAATGACTCTGGTGCATTTGATAGTTCACTAGTTGCAACATCTAAAGCAACTTGAACAACATCTGTATGATTTTCCATAATATTATCACCTGTAGGTTCTACATGATCTCTTTTCAATTTCTTTGTCTGATCCTGTGCTTTCTTTTTAAAATCTGACATGCGAGCCTTCATAAGGATATCCATTTCCTTAGTCTTACTCTGCATTTTTTCTTTTGCTTCCTTACGTTTCTTCTGAAGCTCCTTAGAACGACCCAACTTTTTCTTCTGGGCAATCTGTTTCTGTGCTCTCTCAGTCTCAGACGAAACAGCCTCAGGAATTATTTTTTCTTCAACTTGTTCTTTCATTTTTCTTTTTTGTATACGTGTAAAGAGAGCTTTTGCACCTGATGTACGACCATCTACCTTATCACCATTGTTCTTCTTCATGCGACGATGAACTCTGGGTTGGACAATCACAAAAGCTGGAGGTAAAGCAACACCACTGCCGTCACCAGCAGCGTTAATCTCCTCATTTATATTAGATTCAATTGCTTTAGACATTCCGTATCAACTTCCTCATTAAGTTCAGGTGGTAATCTATCTAGAAACAACATAAATGCCTTAATTACAGACCAATATGTAGCTTCTACTTTATAAAACAACAACGGAGTTGCTGCGTCACCAAACACATTATATAGAACTATAACATGATTTAGTATAAGATGAGTTTTTAACTCATTCGTCATCTTGTAACGTCTCAAGAGTCTTTTGATGTACTTAAATCTCTTTAAGTCCTCTTCAAAGTCTGAGTATGTTACTGATGATGGGTTGTTATAATTTTGAATAGCAAAGAATAACCAATTTTCATGGTCCAGTTCACGAATGTTCATTTACATTATGATGAGAATGTTAAGGTTCCTGCTCCGTTAGAGATAACTTCTTCTGTACCATTAGCAGATGTGATCTTAACTCTATAGTTTTGACCATCTAATGTATCACCACCAAGTCCACTGTATGCAAGAGTTGCAGTAGCGAAGTCAGCGTATGTGATACCTGTGTCAAGGTTAGCAGTGATGTTAACCCAACGCTTAGTACCAGCCTTCTGACGTTGCCAAACATAAGCAAGTGCTCCAGGTGTACCAGTTGTACTTGTAGTAACTGCGAATGTTCCAGCACCAGAACTAGAAGAAGAATTACCAGGTTGGCCAGTGATAGTTACAGCAGATGCAACATCAGCAGCGATAGTATCATCAGCAAGGTCACCAGATACACTAGATGCAACTGTGACTGCTGCTATACATTCAGCTTTATGGCGTGTATTACCAGCATGATCCGTAAAGGAACGATACTGCCACCATCCAGGTCCGTTTATACCACGTGATTTGTTCTCAGCAAGAGAACCTTCTGTTGCGTCAGCAAACACAAGGTCATAACTGTTGCTGTCACCACCAAGTATAACAAATTCAGCGACTGCTTTTGGAGGTGTACGTTTAATTACATTAGCACCTGCAAGACTATTATTAGTACTTCCTGCATATACTTTATGTAATTCGATACTTGTTGTACTTGTTACCGTCTTAACGATGTAATTAACACCACTAATTTCGAGTACATCACCACCAACTACTGTGTCGGCAGCGTTCTTTGTTACTGTTGCGTCATTTTGGGTGACGGCAACTGTGTTTGAGAATGCAGCAGCATCCGTAGTTCCAAAAACAGCCATCTTTTTTTCCTGGTCAAGGTATAGTTCTAAGGTTTATTTATATGTCAACAACTTCCTAGCTTTCAAGCAGTGCTTTCTGCAAGGCAATTACCAACTCATCGTCCACTTTATTTCCTGTCTTAGCAGCTGCTTTCTTAAGCAACTTAATTACGAAATCTTTTATAACTGAGTCTAAATCGTCTGGAATTCTATCAACAGCTTTATTAATGATGCTGATAGCAATGGGCATTAAAAAATTAATCATGATGATATGATGTAAGTACGATTATTTATGTAAGTTCTCAGACCCTCCAATATTACACTCAACATCCGAGTGACAATTCTCTGATCCTCCTACTGAAAAGGGATTATATCTTGATGTTGCAATCCTATACATCTTCTCATGCATACTTATATTATCTGCTACTTCTTCCTCTGGTCTGGGGTTTTCGTATTCTTTTCTCATGTCATCATGTAGTCTTTCAACTGGGGTTTTATCTGTTGCCATAGGCCATTCATCGTAAGGGTGTGGTACATCGTCAAACCACGAATCAAGTGGTAATCTGTGTAACGGTTTCTTCATTAGCTATTATCTGGTTTAGTAGTCATACCTTTCTCTCCATCTTTAATGGTAGGCATAACTTCAACCGTAGGTTTACGTTTCTCTTTCTTCTTTTTAGATTCTTCTAGGAATTGAGAGTAGGATTTCATTCTAATAACCCTTACTCTTTTTATATCCTTTCTGCCAACCTTTTCCTTTAATCTTTTCTATAACGTATGTCTCACCATTTAATTCATACTCTTCTCTTTCTTCAACTTCTTCTTCTACCTGAACTTCAGCAGGTGCAGTCTCATTCTTACCAAGATAATCTCCTTTCTTTATTTCTTTCTTCTTCTTTGTAACATCTTCTATCTCTGCACCATTAGACTGAGGATCCATTCCAGCGAAAGGTTCTTCTGCTAATTGATCAGCAGATGGCATTTCAGTTCCTTGAAAAGTGTCTCCATCCATCCAATTCTCATACATCTTCATGAGATTCTTTGCATACTCATCCTCAAACTGGACAGTATTAACAGGATCTTGGTACTTCATTGTCATTTTATTACTTATCAACTTCTATTTATAGCTCTAATATCCTTTACCCATGCACGAAACATCTCACCACTCTCAGTGACACAGATAACATAGTTCACACCTGACCTATGAATCTTACCTTTCTGTCCTGTGTTGGCATTCATTACATAGTCACCCTCAACAAACACTTCCTTCTTACGGTAGTGCTGTCGTAGTGCTTGTTCACGTAGTTTCTTAAAGTCCTTCATTTTTTACCCATACCTTTTCTTATTTCTATCATGAGTTGAAGTTTATCTGCTTTAGTAAGAGTGTCTGGTATACCTTCCATAAAACCTTTAACATTTTTATCTAATGCATGTGCTCTCATTTTACTAGCAGAGACACCAGAAACATCATTATCATTATCAGGATCACGTTCTCCTGCTGACTTAACCTCTATGCCTCTAAAAGCATATTCTACCTTCTTATCAGGATCTTTGGGGTCCATGTTATATTTTTTTAACATTGTATCAAATCCATTAACTCTATCAGATCCAACAACCAAACAAACATCAGTGTAATCACCTTGAAATGACTGCATTACTTTAATAATTATATTAATATCTTTAGTAGAATAGATATTCTTAGCATGTGTAGGAAATATCTTATGCATCCACTTCAGTTTACTATCAATATCTAAAGGGTTCTTCTTTGCATCATGAGATCTAGTTGGTATTATAGCATAGTCATCCTTACCTGCTTCTTTAGCAACAGCTTCTATAAGTTTTAAGTGTCCTATAGTTGGTGGATTAAATCTACCCCATGTAAAGACAATACGTTTACGATCCATCACCGTCCACCCAATCCTTAGAAACATTAAAGTTAGCCTTAGAGAACTCTAATCTATCAACCAACTTAATAGCATTGTTTCCATCAGCAATAGCAACATATCCTTCGGGTGCTGTTATTTTATACCCTGTATCTGTCTTCAAATAAGTTCCAAACCTTTCACCTTTCTCAAGCTTACGAATGAAAACTTCTTTTGATGATTGCAATATCTTATACAACTCAGCTGTATTCTTCAAAGAATCTAAATTATCTTCTATTAACTGAACTCCAGCATATAATTTGGCTAACTTGGATGCTTTTGCTTTTGGTGTCTTAACTTTATCTGCTGCTTTCTTTACTTCTCCTTCAAAATAACTAGTAAATTCTTTAACAAACTTTGTTGTATCAGGAATCTTTCTACCTTCACGAACATACTTATTAAAAAATATTTTCAATCTAGGTCCAAGAGTTAACTGATCCTTTGCTTCTATTTGCTTTGCCATTTCATCTAAAAAATCACCAGAACTAGTAAGAATCTGTGTACATTTAGTTTTTAATCTAACAAGAGAAGATCTTTCTGAGTTAGTTAATAGAATATCTTTTCCTAATTGTCCTGTCTCTGCACTAAGAACCAAAGCATCCTTAGAATCTTTCAACTTTGAAACATCAAATCCAAACGAAGCACTTAAATTTTCAATAGTATTACCATGATAGGTAGTATGAAACACTACTCCTATTTTTGCATTCTTTGCTTTATCATATAAATCATCATCTTTTGATATAGCATATGTAATTGTGTTTGGTTGGAATGTAATAGATGTTTTACCTCCAATAGTCTGTGTCTTTTTATCATTAGTGAATAAAAGATCTCCTTGTACAACTCCTTCGATACCAAGAGCAGGAAGATATGCCAACGCTGCCTTTAATTTTTCTACAAGACCAGGAGCATGACCATGATTTCTATCAATATCTTCTGGTGTAAAATTAACCTTCGCATCCTTATTAAAAATAGATTTAGTACCAACAAAGAACTTACCTAGACCAGGATATATCCCACAAAATACAGCAGGAGCACCATCCCATTTAGTAGTAATCTTAAATGAATTTGAACCTTTGCCACTAAAGGTACTAGCAAGCAAATCCAAAAAGACAAACGCATCCTTAGCACCCTTCTTACCGTCAAGTAGGATGCTATCTTCTAAATGTTCTAGGTGTGTGTTCTTACTCATCCACCTACCTTTAAGTATGTACTAGATTTCATATAACTTCTCACCTTATTATCTCTAAAGAGATAAAATCCTTTTGATGAAGCATAAAGGTACATTGACTTAAGAATATTATGTTTAATATCTCTATGCAACATTGGATTATTATCTAATAGATACCCAACCTCAAATGATTGAACTTTATTTTTTACAAACTTTGCAACTGCTCTCAAATTATTTCCACGATGCAATCTATCAATCTCATTTAAAGTTGGTCCTTCATCCCCAGATCTTCCTCCAAGCATATTAATATATTGAACATATCTTCTTTTATTTTCTAAGACTAATGAATCAGATGCAAAATCTCTATCAACCTGTTCATATCTAAAGAATCCTTTGTCATATGTTTGTCCAAATATTCTTCTTCTCTCCTGTTGCAACCTTGTAAAATAAGAAGTTCCTTTAGAAAGTCTAGTAATCAAATATGTTACTGGTAACGTTACCTTTCCATGATTAGCAGCAGATCCTGTTTGCTGTAACTGTATTTGAATATCTGCTATAGATCCAGACTCTTCAAATCCTCTAGCATCAAGATAAGTATCAGGCATACCAGCAACATCAAAATATATTTGACATTTTAAATTGGTTGCATCATATTTTACTCTAGTTACA